ATGGGTGGAATGTTTAATGTTGGTAGTAAATTATTATCAGGAGAAATGCCGGGAATTAAAGATATTGCTGGAGCAATGATACCTGGATTTGGTGCACTAGATCTTGCTTATAAAACGTTAAGCGGAGGAGATGCAGCAACATCTCAAACAGAGACACCACAAACAGCATCTGCAAGCCAAGGAATAGGTGTAATGGATATTCTAAAGGCAACACCTATGGGTGGAATGTTTAATGTTGGTAGTAAATTATTATCAGGAGAAATGCCGGGAATTAAAGATATTGCTGGAGCAATGATACCTGGGTTTGGTGCACTAGATCTTGCCTCTAAAGTACTAGGTGGGGGAACACCTGCTCAATCTCCTGCTGCACAAGCAGGAGGAACAAAACCTGAAGCAGGAAAATCTGGAATAGGGCTTACTGATATACTTAAATCCACCCCTATGGGTGGAATGTTTAGCATTGGAAGCAAATTATTATCTGGTGAAATGCCAAACATGAAAGATTTAGCAACTGCTTTTGTTCCGGGATACGGTGCTTTTGATTTGGCATCAAAAGCGTTGATGGGTGACACAACACAAACAAAGGTAGCAGACGGAACAAAACCAACAACAGCAACTACAGAAAAAACAACACAACCCATACCTGTTCAAATTGTTGGCGGATCTGCCACAAAAGAAACATTGTCTGGAACAATGGCCGATAAATCTATTTTTGATAAAATATCTGATGCGTTATTCAGTAAACCCAAAGAACAAAAATCTTTTAACATTGTAAATAATACAAGCACTACCCAAGTTGGCGGTGCAATGACTACAACGCCACAATCAATCAGAGAAAATGTACAAATAACAGAACCAATATTGCTTTCTGCGGTAAGAAACGATCTATCTTACATGTAAAAGAAACCCCCAAGATCTATTTCTAGAATCTTGGGGGCAATGAACAAAAATTTGTTTTAATTACTCTTCGTTGGCTAGACGCTCAAAGTAAGATGCAGCATCTTCCTCTTCAGCATCATCAGAAGGAGCCTTTTTCTCTGCCATCTTTGGTGGCTTCGAAGATTTAAATTTTGGTTTTTCAAACTCACCTTCAACTTCATCCATATCTTCAGCAGTCTTGGCACTAACACCAGACTCCTTCAAAACAGACTTAAGTTTGGTTGAAAGTTCCTCATAAGACTTAAATTCTGATGGTTGAATAAACTCTTGAAGTTTGTGCTGTTGCTTCCAAATGCCCTCTAGTTTAGCATCATCGCCTCCCATGAGGGGAGCAGCATTGTCAAACTCACTCTTATCGTAGTTTACATATCCTGCAACCTTACGAATCTTCAGTTTAAAATCTGCACCTTTCCAGAAGTCAAAAACGTTTACTGCCTCATCGTCATCAAACTCTGGTTGCAGTTTCTCCATAATCTTATCAAAGATCTTCTTACCATACTTGAATAGAAAGACCTTGCCCTCATTTTGAGGATTCTTTGGATCAGAAACAACTAGAACATTTGAGATGTAAGTGAGCTTACGCTTACGAGCACGAGCAACTTCCTTGTCGTCATCGCTACCGCTGTTCCACAGTTCACTGTTTGCTTCACAAACAGGACACTTGCCTCCGATGGTGGTTGGGCAGTTCTCAATGAACCAGCCGCCCTTACCTTGGAAGCCGTGATTAAAAACACGAACCCAAGGTACATCCTCACCCTCAACAGGAGGAAGGAAACGAATTACTGCATAACCATTGCTTGCTGAGTCAAGTTCTGGCTTCCAGAATCGATCATCCTTGTAACTCTCAGAACCCTTAACTTGCTTCTCAAGGGCATCTTGAATCTTGCTAAAATCAGTAGACTTCTTCTTCATATCTTTGAATGACATTGTATTCTCCTTGTACGATGTGTACGGTATGTGTATAGTATACGAATTGTAAACGTAGTGTCAAGTTAAAACTGTAACTTTGATGTTTTTGGTAAAAGGTTCAAATTTTCACCTTCTGCCTTTAACTGTTGTATTATAGGTTTTGATAAAAATTTTGCAATAAATTCTGGTTCAATTGAATATTTTTCACAAAGGTAAAGTATCGCATCCATATAACTGACTTCTTTAGATAAAACTAAAGACTCTATTTCATTTCTAATTTTTTCATTATCTTCTTCTGGTATAATCATTATCGTCTCCTATGATGTAGTATTTATGATTTTTCATACTCTTTATTTCGAAGATAATCAAAAAGTTCTTTTTTGGGTTCCCAATTAAGTAATTTTTTTGCCTTTGAAATATCAGCCAGAGTATGGCGGGCTTCACCTTGTCTTGGTGCTACGTGATTATACGCTCCACCCATCTCAATTGCAAGGTCTAAAACAGAATATGCTACACCAGTTCCTATGTTTATTATATCGGCTTTTAACTTGTTTTCACAATTCATTGCCGCTATATTTGCTTGCACAACATCAGAAACATGGACATAATCTCTTGTTTGTAATCCATCACCAACGATAGTCATTGGATCGCCCATTTTCTTTTGTCTAGAAAATACTCCTATAACTGGAGCATATGTGCCTCTAATTGGTTGTCTTGGGCCATAAACATTAAAATATCTAAAACAAACGCTATCAACATTGTACATATTTGAATACAAAATAAATAAATTTTCAGAAAACAATTTAGAGTATGAATACATGTTCAAACAATCTGGAGAAGATATTTCTTTTTGTGGTAAAGAGCAAGTTAAACCATAAATTGCAGATGTACTTGAAAACATTATTCGCTTAATACCAAACATCCTACTTGCTTCTAAAATATTTAATGTACCAACAGTATTTGTGTTGAATGCTTTTGCTGGTTCATTTATACAATTTTGTATACGGGCTTCTGCTGCCAGATGAAAAACATAGTCTGGCTTGTGCCGCTCAAATATCCCATTAACTAAGTGTTTATTTGTTATATCATCTTTATAATATATTGCTTTCTTATTATAATAAAATTTATCATGAGCGTCAGATGATAAATTGTCAATGACAAAAACTTTATGATCTAAATTAACTAATTGATCGACTAAATTAGACCCTATGAAACCACATCCTCCGGTTACTATTATATTCATACTAAATCTTTCCTTATAAACAAAGTGTCAATATATGGATATTCATCCTCTAAAGTAAAAATTAAATTGTACCAAGAACTTAAATTATCAAGAACCTCATTTATTTTTTTATCATGCAGCTCTTTTAAAGAATGCTCATGGAATTCTACGGTTATTTGTTTTGGTAATGGAACAAATAACGGATCTGATAATAAATCATATTCACTGCCTTCTATATCAATTTTTAAAACATCATATTCTTTTGTGTAGATTTCTTTTAAAGTTATTGTTTCTATCTCATGGCCTTTTGCTTCACATTGTTTAACAGAAGAAACATAACCAGATTCCCCTAATTCATTATAAATAAATGTTTTTTCTTTTTTTGTGGATATTGCTTTATTATATTTTATTATTTCTTTGGGAGCATTAATAAAAACATCAGAGGCCGCGTCAACGCATATTAATTTTGATCCAAAACTTAACATTTGTTTAGCAAAGTAAAAATTTCTACAACCAAGATCTATAACAACATCCCCACTCAACAAATCCATATTCAACGTATGACCATCTATTCTTTTCAAATTCATATTAAATCTTTCATTTTTTCTTTAAAGTGATTTATGATCTGTTGTGTATTTGTTTTTTCAAATCCATATGCTTTAAAATGTAACCATTTGTGAAGAGGTATTAAAGATTTTTTACAATTCCATTTATCTGTCATATATGAGTTAAACGTATCATCTGCAACAGAGATATTTTTACGAACCATTTCATGTACGACTTCATCTATTTGATTATCGGTTAATTCTACTAACTTATTTAAAATTTTGCCTTTAAATATTTGCATCTGGCCAGATATATGAAATAACCCATTATTAGGATCTATTCCTCCAACACCTAAATGATCACTGTCATCTATGTGTGTTATAAAATTATCAAATACTATGATATCGGAATCGGATAAAATTATTGTTTCGTCGTCCAAAAATGAATAGTTTTTTAACGATCTTAATAAACCTTTAACTCCAAACTGCCCGCCATAATTATCACATCTTGGTCTGTATATTATATTTGTCTGTGTTTGTGGTATATGTGTATAGTTACCGGTTTCTGCCAAAAAAGAATATTCTGCTTCTATTTTTTGAAGCTTGAATGATTCTAAACACACTTTTGCTAGATAATCATCTCTTAAACATGTTCTAATTATTATTTTCATACTATTTTATATAAAAAACTGCAGTTTTCCAATCTATGTGTTCTGGTTCTTTATATACCTTCATTTCATATTTACTTAATATTTTTTTTGTTTTATTCCAATAATCACCAGAAGTATCTGCTGTTGTTTGATCCCAATTATCACATATTATGTATCCAGTTTTATTTATAGATTTTAGTGCATACTCTGTACAATTATCTCTGTATGAACCATCTATTATTATAATATCATATAATGAATCAGTTGATG